GCAACTTCTATATAGTTCTTAGAAGTGCATACAACATGACCATTAAACAAACAAAGCAAATCACTTATGAACCATGCACTCCATTGTCCGATATGATCTCCCATGTATTTATCATCAAATCCATGCTCATATATTTTTTCTTTACTCATCTTCAAAATCTCCTGTTATATCCACTTGGCAATCATCTCCATATTCTGTGCCCTCATAAATACCAACAATATCAATTTTGTGTAAGATTTCATCATCTGTAAATCTTTCATCAGACCAATCAAGATATAAAGCTAAATTAAATTTATTATTTTTTTCAGCTTGTATTTCTGCATAAGCATTTCTAACTTCTTCATCAGTCAGTTTCACATTAGATGTAATCTTATAACGCCTAGTATCTTGAGAATATTCCTCAACATCATAAACATATTCTTTTTTAAATTTATTCACATTAACCTCCTTACTTGTATAATGTATAAATAAATATATATGCAAATACATTATATGTCAATAACTAAAGGCAAATACTTATTTAAGGCAAATACTTAATTAAGGCAAATACTTATTTAAGGCAAATACTTATTTAAGGCAAATACTTGTTTGATGCAAATTTTGTTTAGGTGCAAATTTACTTTAGATGCAAATTTTGTTTAGGTGCAAATTTACTTTAGATGCAAATTTTGTTTAGGTGCAAATTTATATTTAAGGCAAATTTAGTATCAAGGCAAATTTAGTATCAAGGCAAATTTAGTATCAAGGCAAATTTATTTTTGATATAAAAAAATTGAACATAAAAAAATTTAGATAAAAAAAACAAGATCAGCAAACAAACAACAACACCGCCAGCAACAAGAAAGAAAAACATTAGAAGCATTGTAAGGCTCTATATTGCATTTAAAAACTTAGTTAATGCATTAGTATAGATATATATAGATATGCTGTTAAAACGCCTTAGAATTGATCTGCTGAATTAAAGGCAATAAAAAGGCGGTAATAAATACCGCCTTATATTATTAATTAAAAATATTATTTAATTTTATCTAATATTTTTTCAAGCTCTTTTAGCTTTTCGTTATCTAGCTGATCAATAACATCTGTATTGATTGCTTTTGAAAATCCAAAAATATCTTTCATATTGCACCTCTCATAAGTAAAAATAAAACACCACCCAAAACAGAAAGCACACTTAAAAACATAAAAAGATTTTCCGTAAAGATGATATTGCGATTTTTATCACCTGCACTAATCTTATATTTTAACTTACCATCCTTGTTAAATTTGTAATTAAAATCCTTCATCATTAGCCTCCGTTATTTGCTCAGGGTCATAATCGTCAGTACGTGTGAAGAATTGATCACCTGTTAAATGAATCCAAAGGGGCGTAGCATTTGTATAGCCACAATCATAACACTTGCCCCCCTCCGTATGTCCCAATTCAACATTGACGGCAAGAAAGCCTTCATACATCCCACACTTAGGGCAATTAATATATCCGCTTCTATCTTTCATGATTGCACCTCATCGTTTGTAATTGGATGCTTTAAATATGCAAAATCTGGTGCAAAAATTCCATAACCGCCCCAATCCTTATAGATATTTACTTTATTATCCCTTATAAAATCATCTTTTATTTTTAATGCATATCCTCTTGGATCACCATTTAAGAAAATAGCTTCATGTCCTGATATACCTAAAAGATCAGTTAAAGTATCAATAAAGTATTTTTCTACTAGTTCCCTTTCTTTATCTGAATATGATCTATCGCACCATATTTCAGCTTGTTTATGTGCTAACTCCTCAAGCTCTAGTAAAAGCTCATACTTGCCACGATCTAACGAAGCATTAAAAAGCTTTCATTACTTAGTTTTTCCATGTAACACCTCCTAGTGTTTTTATTTGGTTAAGACTGCCGACAATATCGGCAGTTTCTGGCAATAAAGCCTTCATCAGTTAACCTTTAACAATCCGTAATCTTTAGACAGTTGCACTTTTTCCCAGTCATCGCAGTCTAATAAATCCCTTTGCAATATCTCATTTTCTACAGCATCAAGCAGAAGGTCATAACCTTCAAATTTATTTTCTTGTTGTTGTATCAAATGGCAATAGAAGGCTAATAGCTTTTGATCCTTTGCTTTTTGTAGTCGTTCTGTAAGTTCTATAATTCTCATGTAACACCTCCTAGTGTTTTTATTTGGTTAAGACTGCCGATCTTATCGGCAGTTTCTGGCAATAAAGCCTTCATCAGTTAACCTAATTCCAAGAGACCCTGTAAATTTGGATTATCTCTTTTACCAAAGCCTGTATCCAATTTGTAAAGCCTAATCATTTCAGCAAGTCTTCTGTCGACCTTACGCATTATCTCATCCTTAGTGTTAGCGTGAATATGCATACCTGAGCATAGACCATGATATGAAATATTCTTAGTGCCTCCGTTAAAGTATGTTGTTCTATCAACCCTGAAGTAAAACCCCTTATAACTAACAACAAGATCATTTACCTTACGGACCTTATCAACTATCTTAGGTGGCTGATAATCACCAAGCAAAATTGCCTGGTGGAGTTTTCTTCTTTCGTCATTTGATTTCATTTAACACCTCCTAGTGTTTTATTAAGTGACAAGCGTATTATACATACATTTATGCAAATATGCGGATATTTATATAAATGAGTTTAAGCACAACAAAAAGCCAGCAAAAAATATATAAATATTTATACGCTAGCCACGCTTAAAAATCAAAGCAAATATAAATTTGATGAATATAAACACATTAAGATTTTTTTACACATTTACGCCAATTTTGAACGGCAACTCTCAAAGCCTTATATATCAAGGGCTGGCGGTCATAGGTTCTTATAAAACGCTAGCGTACGCAGGTTGCGGCG